CTTTATCGTTTGTACCACGAAGTTGTTTTGCAAATTCAGCAATTGGATCTTTTTCGCCCCAGTTCAAAGGAGAAGCGATTACCTTTTTACTACCAATACCATAGTAGAATTTCATTTCCGTAAATGGGAAGTCTTTGTTGTATTTGAAAGGAACAACACGAACCGTTTGTTTACCAACTTGCGGTTTAAAGCGCTTTGTTTGGTTGTTTGAGCCACCACCTGATGAGGGTTGTTTTTGCATGGACTCAAGCTTTTTCTTAATAGCATCAAGATTCATAATATAACTAATTTATTTGTTTACAACTTAAATATAATAACCTTTATTCACTAAACCAAACTAGATTTCAACTATCTTGAAAATCTTTGTGTTTAGTTGTTTTATCTCATTGTGTTGAGTTAACAATATACAATTTCTGTAGTGTTGCCAGTTTACTGGGAAGTTTGTGTCAACTGCTCCTCCATTGAGTTTTTTAATTAACTCGTTTAGAGCATTTATTGTATATAGTGTGTTTGATTCTTTTTTTCTGTGTACCAAAATGGTATTATCGGGAATGTCGTTTATATTGCCTTGGTCAACATTATATGTAATAACATATTCATTGTTGCTTTTAACATGCAACACAAACATTTTATTGTACATAATGGAATAGCGTCTTGACAGTTCTCCTACCAACGCCTCTAAATCATCCAAGGAAGTAAATGTGCAAAACAATCTATTGTTCATCAATAACGTATCAAATGTAAAATCATAGTCGAATTGATTATACATATGACGGGGTTGGTCTAAAGCGATGTTCATAACTTTTATTTGATATTATCGTAGTTTGTACCTTTTTTGGTTTTAACTTGTAATTTATATTTGTTAAATATTCCTAATATTTGAAGCATTACGTCCGGCTCACTTTCATCATAATCAAACAAAAACGAATCGTAAACATATAACACGAGTTTAGTATTTTTCCCTCGCAATATCTTAAATATTTCATATAATATATTAACGTTAGTTGCGGTCTCCAAGTTTTGTAACACGTAATTCAACAACTTTTGTGGATTCATATTTTCCAGTTCGTTGTTGTAAAACTTATAATCCGAAATTGGGCATTTAATATGTCCCCCATAATTAAATGAGTCCCACAAATCGTCCGTATATGCTACTACTTTTTTAAAGAAGGGAAGTTCCCTATACTCTTTCCAAACTCCTCCATAAAGTTGCTTAAATGTAATCTCTTTCGCTTTGGCGTAATCCACATTATACATTGTAGCGAAACTCCCATGAATATCAAGACTATCGAAAGTATAGTCAAGTAAGTTAGCAAGAAGGGTAGGGTGATAAGCACTAATATCCATTTCCAAAAACGAATTATTGCGCGGTATAAAACATTTTCTTTCTCCATTGTCTTTGTTTAATGCTGAAAAATTTATATTGTTAAAAGTATTTGAAGGTCTTGTTGTTAATGTGTTTAGGTTATAGTGCGTGTATATAAACTCGTTTGCTTCTTTGTCAAAGTACTGTTCAAATAATGCTTGGTCCACTTTTATACCCGCTCGTTCTAGTTGATTAAACACCAATGCCGCCTTATTGTAAAAGGCATTAAACCTTATTTTTTCGTAATTTGCAAAGTTTTGCTCACATACCTCATAGTGTTTTACGATCGGTACAATTGTGTTTAGATTTTGTATCTCCGGATACCTGTTGTAAATTTGTGTGTGAGCTGTTGTTAATTGAGGTATATACGTATTGGGGGAGGGTGAGGGTTGGTAGCAATGCTTAAGAGCAAAATAATGTAAAAACTCTTTTCTATCCCTTACATAAATATGTTTTATACTGTTTAATACTTTTAAACAATCCTCTATTGTTGCATTTATTGTTTCGCTATGGTTTACAGGAATAATGTATCCTTTTGAATCATCTTTTGGACGAATATATAAAGCACACACGTCATTTTCAACAGCATGTAAGTTATGTGAGTTTGGTATTACCTCAACATAAGCAATTTCATGTTTTAAACTTGCGAGTAATTCAATATGTTTAGGATCTTCTATAAGCCAGTACATGCTGTAAAGATACTAACATATTTTTAGGAATCCAAGTATTTATTGACCTGCGTAATATTTAAGATATTCCTCTTTAAAGAATTGGGAAAAACCATACCATTGAAGATTTTGTTCAATAGCTCTTACTGATGCTTTGTTGGAATTAAACACATTAGATTGTTCTCCTCTAACTTGCCATAAAATAGAAACTGGGGTGTATAAAGTCCATTCTATTTTGGAGTCTTTGTTTTGGAGTTTTAGGAAAGTGTCTCTATTAATTTCTAGATATTTTGTTTCATTATTTTTCTTACAAAAGTATCTGTAAAATTCTCCATTAAGTTGTTCTGATGGGGTAGGTAAAGTTAAATTAAAAGTAGGAACAAATTTGAATGTAGCTGAATTATTGTTAGTAATATCAAAATATTGATTAGTGTCAAATTCATAAAGAAGCCCATCACCTTCTTTTCCAGCATCTAGAGCATAAATTATAGGATCTTCTTGAGTGGGTTCTGTTGGTTGGGTTACATTAACTGCTTTTTGTAATAAAATATTAGGACCATCTTGAGGAGTTCTTCCGGTATATGCTTTTCCATTAGATATTAAATAGTAGTATCCCTTATATGCTTCCTGGGTAGTTGAAAGAACATAATCACCTCCATTGGAGTATAAATTGGTTTTAATTTGAGATTTTGGATAATACATTAGTTTTCTATTTCAGGTTCCTTTTTATTTGGTGCTTGTAAATATATGATATCCCAACAACCTGCTCCATCTCCATAAACAAATGAACCATGTTTAAAATCAGATCTCCAAGAATTACCACCTTCATAAATTTGAATATGGCCGTATTTTTGTTTTCCTTTATCACCTCCACTATGATCCCAATATGAAACTACATCCCCAATATTGTAAGTTACAGAATTGATAAGTCTTCTGGCTTCAGATGTAGATAAATTTTTACCTAAAACTATTCGTTTATATCCAAAAGAGGTTATTAACCAATCGTGAGTACTTTTGTTTTTAGCATGTAAACCACCTACACTAACTAAGGATTGTTTCCAAGATTCAATAGATGAAAGTTTTACTTTTGGTTTATTATAATATTCAAAGTATTTTTTAACAATACGTTTAACATATGCAGCACAAACACTTCGAGAAGCACCATTAGTATCTTGTATTACTTTTTGAATAACTTTATTAAGTAATTTTTTAGCTTGAGCGGCATCTACTTCTGAATTAGGGGTAATTTGAGATACATTATATCTTTCAGGAGTACCACATACTCCATACTGATCACCGTATCCTGATGGGTTTCCAGCTCCTGAGGAAGCTCGAACTCCTTCAGAAATACTACTCATTACACTTTCTTTGGTAATAACTAAATCTTTAAGTTGATTAGTCTTAGGTATAACAGTTGCTTCTACATCTGTTTCCCAATCATTAGAGGCTAAACGATGAGATACTCCTGTAACTATAAGGTCTAAATCTTTTTCATATGCTCTAGGGAGAAATCTTGTATCAACGTGTAATTTATTATAAATCTTAATACCTGAAATCCCATCCATTGTAAAATTGATTTTAAATGGGATGAAGCCAATAGTGCCACCTTGTTGGTTTTTCTGGGATGAAATTAGATATTTGTAATATTCTGTAACTACAGATAAATTACTTTCTATAGCGTCTGTTGAAATTTTTAAGTTTGCATCACCTTCAGCCATTAAGTTTCCTGAAAAACCATAGCATTGGGTAAATTTTCTATTGGCTAAAAATTTATCAGTGTAATTAATTACAGCTTCATCTACACCATTATCGGGGGATGAATTTTCATTTCCTGGGAGGAGGTTTTCTTTAAATCTATCTGTTAAACCTGCATTCCATTTTGAAAATGCTGTTGCATCTGTTCCTTTAACATAACCTCCAGCAGTAGCTCCTACAGTAATCATAGTAGCATATTCTGGTGTAATGGCTGTTTTTAAATCAACTTTTCTAACAAATGTTCCTCTATACCCATTAGTTAATTTATCATACCCATATAATTGAAGAACATATTTAGGTTCACCTGTTGAAACTCCAGGAATAGGAGTAGTATCTATAATACGTAGAGTATTAACTTCTTCATCCATTACAGGTTCTAAGTTATTTATTCCTCCTAAAGCTTTATTTAACCCATCACATAAAGTCTTTAAAAAGTTGTATATGCTAATATCACCACGATTATCAGTATTTGAATTCAAACATTCTATAATAAATGCAAAATTCAAATAAATGTTCATAGGGTATGCTTTATTTGGATTAGGTTGAGATGAGAAGTCATCTGATCTAAATGGTTTAAGGGCTGAGAATACAGATGCTTTTCCTCCAGTTTTCATGAATACATCATTTCTTACAATACAAACTCTTGGGTCTAAAGAAATTTGGTTAGGCAATGAATACATAAAATTAGAATACTTATCACGATTTATTCTAAATAAGGGTGGTTTTTTAAAATAATCAGGTTCGGCAGTATCTATTTTTGGGATAATATTATCAGCAATATAATCTAATAAAGCACCAAATCTTAAATAATATTGAGTAGGTTCAGTATTAATCCAACATGCATCTTCTTTATCAAATCCTTTAATAGGACTTTCTGTTGAAATTTTTTGAGATATAACTGGTTCTACTCTAACTTCTACAGGAAATGTACTAGGGGGTCTTCCTGTGCCTTGGGTATTTTCTGCAACTTCTGCTAAGTCACCACTTTCTAAAATTTTAGTTAGTTCTTTTAGCCTAGCTTCTTTTTTTTCTTTAGCTTCATCTTTACTATATGATTCATATATGTCTTTATATTTACTAGCTACATCTGGGTTAAAGTCGATTACTTCTTTATTTCCAAAAAAAGGAACTACATAGTAAAATCTATAAGTTTTAATAACATTTGTAAGAGTATCTCCTGAGGTTTCAAGAAAACCTCCTACAAATTTTTCATCTTTTATATCACCAGGAGCTAATCTTATGTAAAGATTATCACTGTAGTTTTCGTATTTTAAGCGCTCTCTATTAACCCATTTCCAAACCCATAACATAGAGGCAATGGCGTTGGCATCTTTGTTATCTTCTATAACATCGGGGGTTTCCTGTTCTACTAAACCTTCTTGATCTTCAGCCATTATGCTTTATTTTAAAATTCAATATTTTTAAAATCTCCTTTTTCCCATTCACTTTTTACTACCGCTAAATAATTAATACGGTCTTGTAAAGATTTATCAGGACTTGAACCATTTGTAATTTCCTGAAGTACTCTATCGTATACTTTATCATACCCGTTTAAACTATTATATAAACTAACTATATATCCCCATCTTTCAAGGATAGTCATGGCAGCTAATGTTTCTTCTTTACTAACACTCTTCTTAAAATATCCGTCAGCTATAGTATCAGTATAATCAGTACCAGGAGTTAACTCACGATATAAAAATTCTAGTTGAGCTAAAAGATCATTTTGTGTTTTACCTAAAGAAGTGGCAACTGTTTGTAGGTTTTGTTTTCGTTTACCTAACCATTGAGCTATTCCGAAAGCTTTTGAAGTAGAATTTAAAGCATTTGGGTTCAAGTATGGACCTGATTCACCCATAAGGGCTGCTATTATTCCTATAGCTTTAGGGGCTGCTATTCCTTTATTAACAATAAGATATTTTAAGGCTTTTTTCACATTTGTTTTATCTCCTCCAAAATTATTACCTCCACCTCCACCACCACTACTAGGAAATGCACCTAATGATGTTGTTGTTGAATTAACTACAAATTGAGTGAGTGATTTATCTGAAGAAATATTAAGTTTTAAAGATTCTACTACATCTCCTAAACTTATAATAGTAATTTCTATATCATATGAACCATCAGTATTAAAAGCCCAACTAAAGTTAGATACTTTACCTAAAAGAGCATCATAGTTACATGCATATTTTCTTTTATAAAATTCTATAGGTCCTAAAATATCCCTATATGATTTTTTACTACCATATCCTGAACTAAAAAAACGTTGGGGGTCTTCTATTAATGTACCTCTAACAACGTCTCTAGTAACACCATCAGGGGTGTAAAGGCTATTACCCCATTCTAAAAGAACGGTATATCCTAAACGCATATATAATAGGTCTATAATATCGAATTGTTGTTTATTATTAGCCTTTATTTTAACAGTTGCCTTTTTTAATGAACCTCTATTTAAAGCTTTTATATCTACACTTTCTATACCAGGCATAGGAGAATACCCATAAGTTCCATAAGTATATGAACTATCCGGTTGTTGAGGTAAAAAACCTTCTCTTTGATCAAGTCTTTCTCCTTCAAGACGAGAAAATCCTGAGGATAATATATATCGTTTGGCTAGACCCATTCCACTTAATGAAGGATCTACATTAATTTCACTAAGTAAAGATCCAGATACTGAGATTCCGGAGGCAAGTTTTACCCAAGAAGTATTTGAGTTAAGTAAATTAATTTGTTGATCATTCCTAACATTATACACATCAGGGCCTGCTCCACTTCCATGGAGTTTTTGTCTAGCATTGATTTGGTCTATAACATATCCTTGTAATTCTTCTCCTACAATAGCCATAACTTATATTGATTGATTTAGTGCCATATATTGAGCTAATATACTTGATATTCTATTAGAAGCAGGAATACGAATTTGAGTTCCTGAGGTTGGGTAAAGTGAATCATTTGGTTGGTTGGGATTAGCGCGATTTATAACCCACCATAAACGTGAATCACTGTAATATGATTGGGCTATAATATCATAACGGTCTCCAACAGTGGTATACACATATAAATCTTGGGGATCTAAAGGAATGTTAGGATATTTTACATTAGCATATCTTAAACTAGGGTTCTCTTTAGTTTTTGTTATCGGTATTTGAGAATATCTGTTCATATTTAAGATCCAAAAGTAAAGTTTTCAGAAGCAAGTAATGCTGCTTCTTCCTCATATGAAGGTAATGTGTCAGTAGTAACATTATTTTGAACAGGTATTAATGGAGCTTGATTTAAAGCTGCATCTGCTTGTTCTTCGATAAATTGATTTTGGGCCTGTCTATCATAATTAGTTATTATAGGGCGTTTTTGATCAACATATCTTTGCTTACCAGTATTCAATAATCTAGTGCTGTCTGTACCTAGTTTATCATTTTTAAAGTTTTGTTTTTCAGGTCTAAATTTGTGAAGTGGAATAAAATTAATTCCAGATACTTTAATCATATGAGGAACTTTTCTTACATCATCTTCAAGAAGATCATTTCCTTCATCATCTATACCTATCTCCCATGTTGCTTCTTCAGGAACATCAAATGTTAACGAGGTGATAATCCCTGGTTGTTCATGAAGATAGTCTCCTAAAGTAATATATGCTATATTTCCTGCCATATAACCTGATGTATAACTATCAAGATACTCAGGGGCTAGTGAGGAGGCAAGGAAGTTTAACTTATCATACATAGCTGTTATCTCTTCTCGAGATTGTGCTACAATAGTAAAGGCCATAGAAATTTTTCTATCAAAACTATTATATTTGTAGAATTTTTCAGCACGACCCATATATTCTATAGTTTTCCAGTCAGCATCATATGTGTCTGAAAATGAATCAATAAATGCTCTAAAGTGCATATATTTTTTATATGTTCCTCCAGCTTGAGAGTCATTATTTAGTATAGCAATATAAAAAGGAATTATGTCAGTATAAGGATTATTTCCTCCTTCAGGATTTCCAGTATAATAACGAGAACCTTGATCGCCTGTATTTGTATTAGCTTTATAAATGTATGAAGCATTTACTTTATCTACAGGACCTAATGATTGATCTGTAACTATATTTCTTTTACCTTGAGTATAACTTGAAATGTTTGCTTTTCTGCCTGGGTTTCCTAGGTTTCTTTTATCTTCAATATTTTCAGTTTGATAATTAGGAGCTAAACTTAAAAAAGTATATTGAGGGTCTGCTGTTGGGTCTAATGCTTGACGAAAATCTGGAAGGGTAGTTGAATCCAGATTAGGTGATTGGGCATTGAATTGGGATTGATTCCAAGTAACAAAAGGTGGAGTATTTACTGATTGAGATAACCAAGGTTGAATGCTATCTTTTCCATCATAAGTTGAAAAATACGTAGGAACTCCAAAATATTGTTGTTCTGTTACAGTAGGATTAAATTTTTGGTATTGTCTATATACACTAGAATATAATTGTTTTCCATCAAATATTGGGTCTAATCCATATGCTAATGAATTTCCAGGAGAATAATTAAGATATTTACCAACATATGGATCAGCCATGACCCATCCTGTTCTTAATGGAGTTACTCCATCATTAGATGTTGCAAATTTAATTTTAGTTCTTGAAAAACCTAATGCACTTCCTGGTCCTCCACCATATGAGAAGAGTACAGAGCTATTGTTTATTTGATCACCTTCGTTACTTCGGTTAAGACCAAATTTATCCCAAAATTTAAGTAAACGATTAGAAAATTTACCTCCAATAATTGAAGTTAAATCTTCTTGTAGACCCCCTATACTATCTTCAAGGTTATTAACTCTAATATTAAGGCGATTTTCTTTAAATTTAGACCAAAGAGAATCTGGGTTAGAGTTTGGAGTTGATTGGGAATTAGAGTTAGCATTTGAAGAATTAATTTGATCCTGTTTTTTAAGGATATTTTGATTAATTTTATCAACTTTACTTTGAACAGATTTTGGAACTGTAGATTCAATTGTTTGATTTTCGTTCCTTTTATAAACTGCTTCTTGGTATTTTCTAATAGCTAAACCAGGAATTAAACCTGTAGGATCGATACCTTGTTTATTTAATGTAGTGCCTGCAAAACCTACTAAAGCTTGAGCTAATGTTGAAGTAGGTAAGTAAACACCTTCATTCAATGCTCCACCCAAATATGCTGGGGTAGGTTGATTGGCTTCTGTTTTGGTTCCTACACGAGATAAGATATTTTGTTTAGCAGCAAATAATATACCACTAGGATTACTAATATCGGTAAAATATTTAGTCAAACGAGCTACATCTTCAGCAGCGGCTGTTGGAGCTAAAATACCACCACGTATTACAAAATCATTATAAAACGCAGGGTTTTTAAAATCCTCTTTTATAGGGTTTTTAATGTATGGTTGTTTACTATCCCCCCCTCCAGGTCGGTCTTTACCAAACTTGAGAGATTTAAATTGGGTATCCCCATTATTTAATTTGATTAAAAGACCCATTCAATTTTTTTATTGAGGTAAATTGTCTAAATATTGAACTGGTGCAATGCCGTTCAAATCTAATTGTGAAGGAAGTGGAATTTGGTTTGGAGTTCCATCATCATACCCATTATATTGAGTAGTTACTAAGTTAGCATTAGCACCATCTAATGAATATCCAGGAGCATTTCCATCAGCATGTAATTTTGACTGTTGAGTTGCAAGTGGATTTACTGGTGGATTAGTACCATCATAAGCACTTAAGTTGGATCCTTGAGTAGTTAATTTATCTAATAGTCCCATAATTAATTATTTTATTATAAATATTAAATGTTAAGAAATTTGGTAGCTATTTTTTCTACTTTCATCTCCTGTTGTATTTGGTTGAGCACCAGTTGTTGCTTCAATTACTTTTTTTCCATCGATCGCTACATTTATTGGACGATTAGCTAAAGCGTTTACATCACGGCGTAACTCAGCGATTGCGTTTACGACTGCTGATGAGTCTCCGTTTAGTTTATATTCTCCTTTTCCACTAAATTGAGTGGGTTTACCGGGTTCTGATTTGACATCGTTTCCAAATAAATTAGTTCCAGCAATTACTGTATCTTTATCATTTAATTGGATTGCTCCTTCAGGGCCTACTAAAGTACGTTTACCATATCCCGGAGGAGCTGACATTAAGTCATCTGCTGTGAATGAGGCTATCAATCCTGCAACTGCACCTACACCTGCTAATATTATTGGGATTATAGCACCAAATGACATAGCAGTAGCACCAGCGGTTGCAGCAGCTGCGTTGGCAGTATTAGCTGCAGTCATAGCTGCAATTTTTGCTATGGTTTGAACTATACCTCCTACCATTTTTCCAGCATAAACTCCTGCTAAAAGACCAGTAATAGTATAAATTACTTTAGTACTTTTTAACATTTCACTTAAACCATTTAAAATAGCTCCTAAAGGACCATCAACAATACTAACAAATATTTCTTTAACATGCTCCATAGTTTGAGCAAATTTTTCAGCATTAGATTGTTGTTCGTATTGCTTAGCTAATTCTTCATCACCTAAAGCAGCAGCTGCTTCTTCAGCAGTCATTGTTTTTCTTAATTCTTCATATTTTGCCTTAGCAGCTTCAGCATCTTTAAATCCAATTTTAGCAAGTGCTTCTTTGTCAATTAAGGATTGAGCTAATTCATTACGTTCCATTCCAATAGCTTTAGCAATAGCTTCTTGTTGGATTACATTCATTTTACCAAATTCTGCAGAGGAACCTACTTGAGCTGCTATTTCAGCAGCTGCTTCAGCTGTTTTTCCATTTAATGCTAAACCTCTTGCTCTTTCAAGATTTAAATCTTTACCAGTAATTAATTCTGCACTTAATTCAGATTCAATAGAATCTTCAAAATTAAGTAAACTTTGAGACATTTTTTCGGTTTGTTCTAAAGTTAAACCGAATTTTTTAGCTTGTACTACGGATTCGGCAATAGCTTTTGTACTACCACCTAAACTTAATTTTAATGCAGCCGATGCTTTAGATACTTCTTTTAAAACTTGTTTTTCATTTACAACAAGCTTATTTCGAGAAGCAAAAGCTTTAGCCCCACCTAATATTTCTTTTGTATTTTGTTCTAATGATTTTCCATTTACTAAAGAAAGTTGTTGGATACCCATTAACTCTTCGTTAGTGAAACCTGCTTGTTCTCTTAATTTTGTAAATGTTTTTAAATCTGCTTCATTCAATTTAGCATTTGTACCTAATTGTTCCCCTATAGCTGTTTGGGTTTCCATTAGGTTTTTAGCATTTAATGATAAATCACCTGAAGAGGCTGCCATGGAACTATATGATTCTCTGGCTTTTAAAGCATCTTGATAAGTCATATTTTGTGACTTAGCAAATTCACCCGCAGATTTATCTAATTGTATAAAAGTATCAATTAAAAAAGTCATGGCTCCTAAAACCATGTTTGAAGGATTAAGCATTCCTTCTTTTATCTGGGTGCCTATATTTTTAAAAGCGGCTCCTATACCTTGGACTCCGCTTTTGGTTTCTTTAGTTTTTTCTCTAGCAGACTCTAATGCTTGTTCAGCATCAAATATATCTCCAACAATTGGAATTTTGGATAGACCTTTTAAAGCCCCACCCATTATACCTAATTGTTTATTTACTTTTTTATATTCATCTAACTCATTTTCAACAGTATTAAGAAACTTTTCTTCAGTTTCAAATTTTTGTTGAGCAGCTGCTAATATTGCTTTTTCTTCAGAACTAAGGCTTTTTTTAATCTTTTTAGAGATATTATTAAGGTTATTAATCCCTTTTTCTTGTTGAATCCTTTCAGCAGATTGCTTAAGTTCTCTTACAGCTTCAGCTGTTCGTTGTTTTAAAGATTCTAATTGCTTTTCATTTAATTTAGTGATATCCTCTTCACTATTTTGAAGTTGGCGAGCAACATTTTCTAGAGTTGTATATGCCTTAGATGCATCCCTTACGCTGTTGATTTGTTTACCTAACTCAGCGTTTATTTCTTTAAGGATATCTCTTTGTTCTTTAAAAGATTCGTTATCCGGTTGCCCTTGAGATTTAGCCATCTAAATATTTTGTTATAAATATTAAAAATCAACACTTTTACCCATACTTAATAGGTTTTTTAGTAGATTGAGATTTTTGGAAAAGTTCAGGAGACTTAATAGTACCGTCTGAATTAACTACTGTTTTAGTGCCTTTATTACTTTTATTGGTTACTGCTTCTTTTTCTTCAAGGTAATAGTTTTGAATCTCATTAAATGTAAATCGACGAAGCCATATAGGCATGTTATAAACAGTATTCCAGTCATATCCACCTTTACCGTGGAAAACTATTTGATGGATTTGCTTAAATAAAGATGCTCTAGCTAAAGGGATGTTATCATAGGTCAGGCCAAAAAAAGCTAACCCCAATTGGGATACTGACTCTATCATCCCCATTACTGGGAAAAAATGTTAGGTCAACGTCTGGTTGGATTTCTTTAACATATTCACGGAGTGCTCTTGAATCTTGAGCAAGTAAATAATTATCCACAAAATTTCTAATATCTTTTTTATCACGACTACCTTCAACTGAGAGAATCATGTATTTTAAGCGAGTAGTAAGTTCTGGGGATGAATCTTTATTGATTTTCTTTAAGCCTTCTAATTCACGAGAAATATCTTGTTCGTCTTTATGAGTTAAAAGTTTAAATGTAATTGTGTTTTTTGATTTTGGGAGAGTAAAAGTAAATTCATTTACACGAGATGTAAATAATTCTTCTTTAAGTAATTTATTTTCTAAAGTTGACAAATCAACAACTTGAGGTTCACCATTATATTCAAAAGAATATTCTGAACCATATCCTAAAATACGGGCTGCAACCATAATTGCATTTTTATCACCAATTAATAGGTCATCAAAATTAATTTTCGATACAATCAATGATTTAAGAAGTTTGTCTAGTACTGTACCGTTTTTAATATATGATTGGTTTGTAAGGATATCTTCTTCCTTAGCAGTCATATATTTCATTTCTATTTTACCGGATGCTAATTCAGATCCTTCAGGATAAAGTAAACCTTTAGAAGGTAATTCAACTATTTCAGTTGGTAATTTAAATTCACTCATAATTTTTATTTGTTATAACTTAATTGTCTTTATATAAATATATTAAAGAGCAGAAATATTATCAGAATTCACGTTGAATGATAATACTCCTTCTACTTTCAATATAGCTTTGCGGATATCTTCCATTTTTGTACGGTCAAATCCACCTTTTGCAATCCATGGATGGCCATCTACTTTAACAGTCATTATAGATTGGAATTTTTCTGTATCTTGCTCACTATATTCCATAGGTTCTTTTACAGATGCTACTGTAACACCGGGAATGGAACGAATATCTGAGAAGATTTCTTTTTGAGGGCGTTTCTTAATGTTGGTAATAAGCATACCTACCATTTTAAACTTGTCTTGGTATTCCTCATTTAGTCGCTTACTAAGCTCCTCTTTAACTAATGTACGTAAACTATCTAGTTTCATATGGTTATAAATATTGGCCTATCGAATAAGATTAACATTTCCACTTATAACTTGGTCATCATCTGTTTCTTTAAAACCAAATTGAATTTTATATGTGTATGATCCTGCAGGACAAGGAGTATTATTATATGTTCCATCCCAATATTCTGCAGAATTATATGATTCATATATTAATTCTCCCCAACGATTAAATATTACTAAATGAAAATCATATGGATCAAACCCATTTGTAAATACTGGTTGAAAAGTATTGTTATGTTCATTTCCATCAGGTGTAAATGAATTTGGAACATAAAATAATAATTCAGGGCAACGTGCTACTGTAATTACTGTTTCTTGAATTGGGGAAGCACATCCATTTGAATAATGAACTACTGATAAAGGGAACATTCCTGGGGTTTCAAATGAAATAGAAATATCATCTTGTTGGTAAGTAGAACTCATAAATGTCCATTCATTGTATCCTGGTAGGTTATATAAAGCTGTAAATGTGGTTACAATTGAATCACCTTCACAAAGTTCATAGAATGGATTATATGGGGTAATTGAATCAAGTGTTGGTTGAGGATATACTATTACAGTAGTAGTTGTATCAAATAAACATCCACTTAAAGTATATTCATAATTGATAATATTAGTTCCTACTGCGTTTGAAGGATAAAAATCATTACCAACAACACCTACACCACTTAAAATCCCCCCAACAGGAATCGCGTTTAAAGTAACAGATCCGTCATATTCACAAAATGGTCCTATAGGATCAATTGTAGGTAAAATATTTAAAATAAATAAATCAATAGTTACAGGTAACCCAGTACATCCATTTGCTTCTGGGGTTACTTGAATAGCACCAGGAATAAATCCTCCAGGGAATGAACTAAAGTCTACTGTAATAATATTAGTTCCTTGTCCTGAAGTAATAGGGGCAACACTGCTCCAAAGATAATTATAATTAGCTACTGCGGGTACATCATACATTTCATATGAGCTTAAATAGCAAATAGTATCAATACCATTGATTGGACCTGTTGATGGAATTGGAGGACCAGGCACAACTAATACTGTATCAGGTCCTAAACTAGCTCCTCCATTACAAACAGACCAACCAGCATTACAAGTTGGATAGGTTAATTGGCAAGTATATTGAGTTGGACCATTAGGAGTAACGTTAATTGTTGGTCCGGTACCAATTGCAACAGGATTACCTACTTGATACCATGTTAAAGTAGGTACAACTACAGGACCTGTTGGTGTCCATCTATATGCATCGTTTGTTGCAGTCCAAGCAGTTGAATTTCTACCAGGTACAGCAATTCCTATAGTACCAGCAGCATTATGGATTCCTTGTGTTGCTGTTCCGCCTTGCCATTGTAAACAAGCTGGTTTGTTTTGAATATAACTATCAATATAATTGGAAGATTCATATATTACAATATGAAATGTACCTTGATTGCCTGTACAACTAAACATAGGCATATTTGTCCAACTTACTGTTAATTTTCTACAAGGTGCAACTCCACTTGTTTGATATCTAATTTGTCCTCCAATACCAGGGTGCCAATCTTGCCAAGGGCCCATAATACAATTTCTAGGTACTAAAGGATTAGCAGTAGGAATAGTTTGGGTTGTAAATGTAGTAGGTTGACCAGGTGAAAAAGAAATCCAACCATTAGAACCTACATAAAATTGAGTGTAAGTTTGTCCAAAGAAACAAAAAGTAAACCCTATATTAAATGGACCTTGCTGAGAATCATCAGTCATAAATAACTGAGTTCCTGTATTAGTTTGGTTTGAATATGCTATAGGAGAGGTACTGTAATTTGTTGTTTGATTAGGGTTTGTGCCTGTACCACATTGGCTTAAGTTTGCTGTTAGTGTAGTTGATCCTACACCACAAGGTAATATTTGATCAGGTCCTAATGAAGGGCAATATTGACTGTGTCCTACGAAAGCCAATAAAAGAAATACAAATAGTTTTTTCATAAATCTAATATATTGAAAGAAAATAAAAGCTCCAAATTTCTTTGGAGCTCTTATATATTTTGTTGTTTTGTTCTTAGTAGTTCAAGATACAGTAGTCAGGTTGTACTTCAACAGTAAGTCCTACTATAGTTCCGTCATCATCCCAGCTATAATCACCGAAGTTAGCACTTGTAATAACGGCTCCTTTAATAATCCATTCAGAAACGATATCACCTACAGGTCCGATAACATTAAACGTAATGTCTTTCTTATAAAAATCTGAATAACCATCACGGCCTGTTACTGATTCGTGACCTAAACGTACCCATTCCATTACTGCTTGAGCACCAGAAGGTGTAATTGCATCATATAATGTGAATGAAATTGTATTCCAAATTGTTTTTCCTTTTACATAACGTTGAACGTTGATGTGATTAAGAGCAACAGCTGTTTGTGATAAAGATACTGCGCTTACTCCTTTTACCAAATATGATGGAACACCATCCATATAAAGGATAAAACGGTTGGTTTGTTTAGGTTCAAACGCTGTGAAAAATATTTCGTTTGGATTTAAAATTGCCATTTGTTTTCTATTTTAATTTTATTATAAATATCTAATTTTTCAATTTTTATCCTGGGAATTCAGCTCCTGTAGGCATTAAGATGAAATCTAGGGAAATAAATTCAGCTGTGCGTGTTGGTTGGATATAAATTTGACCTACTAATTGGTTTTGATCAATTACTGCTGGGCCATTATTTGTATCATCCATAACAACTTTATAAGCATATAATCCTTGTTTTTGTTGGATTCCTTCTAAGAATGGAGTAACTCTTGCGATAAATGAATTTCTAGTTGCAATTGTGTTTTGTTCAAATACTACTGTATCTGCAATTTGACGAATGTATGATTTCAATTCAATCATTAAACGACGTACGTTTACACGATCAAGAGCAGATTGAGCTTTTTGTAATGTTTTCTGACCATACACTACAACACCTTGTTTGGGTAGTGTTGCAATTGGGTTGATATTATTCGCATATAAAGTATCTCTGTTACCTTGCGTCAATTTCAATTCAGCTTGAAGAACTGTGCTTAATCCACCGCGGTTTATACCTGCTGGTGCAAACCAAGGAGCGGCTACTTTATCGTTAAATGCATATACACCTGGGATTACTGTTGAAGCTGGAACCCAAACATGTTTTCCTGTTGATGGGTCAATGATACGAACCCAAGGCCAATATGTTGCAGCATATGAAGTATCACGAGTTTGAGCTTGTGTTACTGCTTCTGTAAGGGAACTACCATATACTCCTAAATCCATTACATACATACTATCACCTCTTGCAATTGTGTTAGTAATAATATTTGTAACTTGAGCTGTATGTTTATCATTTAATAAACCAGGAGTAAATAATACATTGAATTGATATGCTTCAGGATTACCAAGTAAAGTAATCATGTTATTATAGTTAGCACCAACTAATCCTTGTGTATTATCACCAATTTCATCGTATAGTTTAATAGATCCACTTGCAGTACCTGTAGCATTATAAAATGAACCACCTGCTGAACCACTACCATTTAATGGGATAGAAGCTGTGTATGCATTTACTGCAACACCATTTGAATCAAAGTAGTTTGGTGTTGGGTTTGTTACTGCTTTTACACGAACATATTTTGAATTATTTGGATAACTTCCAGATAATTCCATTTGATTATTAGCAGAACTATAATTTAATTTTTGATCACCTATTACTTTAGAAATATAACGACTTGAATTTGGATCTAATGTCAAATTGTTCCATGCCTCTAATACAACTTTATTATTAGTTGTATCATTACCACGTCTAATTAATACATTAAATGTACCTGATCCAGTATTTGAATTTGTAATTTCCCAACGAATGTTGTCAGTTGATCCTGAAATCAATGAGCCTGAAACTATAGATCCTGAGTTGTTCATAATAGTTCCTTCAGAAATAGTTTCTAAAGAGAATGAAGATGAACTAGAGGATATGTAGTTAGGAATTGTAGTACTAATTGCGGATGTGTAAGAACCAGTTACTACACGAGCAACTAATAATGAAGTTCCTCCATAATTAAAATAATTGTAAGCAGCAATTGAAGTTAAGTAAGAATAAGAATTACCACCACTGATAAAAGTATCTCCAAATATCGTTACGAAATCTGAATAAGTTGTTACAAGTGTTGGTTTTTCAACAGGACCTTTAACTGTAGGACCTATAATAGCAGCACCTGCTTGTACTGGTTGTCCAGTTAAGAAAGTGTTGTCTATTTCGCTAATTGCTACTCCAGGAGAAGTTGTGAAATTTGCCATCGTATTTTTTTATTATAAATATCTAAGACCCCCTTAAAATATGCTATTAAGCAGGAAATGTTGCACCAGTAGGTAATATATTGAAATCAAGCACAATAAATTCAGCTGTTCTAGTAGGTTGTAAATAAATTTGGCCTACCATTTGGTTATTATCTACAACTGAAGGTGGGTTATTTGATTCATCCATTATCACTCTAAATGAAGTTAAACCTTGTTGTTGTTGAACAGATGATAAGTATGGATTGATAATAGCTAAGAAATTATTTCTTGTAACAGCATTATTTTGTTCAAACACAAACGTATCAGCTACTTGAGTAATATATCCTTTAAGTTCAATCAATAAACGACGTACATTAATACGATCTAAAGAGCTTTGTCTTTTTTGGAGTGTTTTTTGTCCAAATACTACTATACCTGAATTAGGAACTGTAGAAATTGGGTTAATATTTGATTGGTATAATGTATCTCTGTTTCCTTGAGTCAATACACGTTCAGCTTGAGTTGCTACTGTAATAATACCTCTATTTATACCTGCAGGTGCAAACCAAGGAGCAGCAACATTATCATTAAACGCATACACTCCAGGAATTAAAGTAGAAACAGGTACCCAAACTTGGTTTGCAGTACTTGGATCTATTGTTTTAACCCAAGGCCAATAAGTAGCAGCATATGAAGTATCATATCCTGAAGTATTAGTAAGTACGGTACTAATTGGGGTATTATATTTTGAGGAATCAAATACTACCATCATGTCGCCTCTATTTTGGGCAACTGAAATCATAGAAGTGATTGCTCCTGGTGCTCCGCCTGCTATATCAGACATTAATCCAGGGGCAATTAAAAGATTATAGTTAAATGCATCTTTATTTGCTAATAAAGAAATAGATTCAGTATATGCACTTGCAGGTATTCCTTGAATATTATCTCCTGAAGTGATTTGTTCGTAGTATTTGTTGTTACCACCATGAAATAATTTTCCGGTAGCTGCACCAAATGAACCACTTGCATTGTTGGGAATTGAACCTGTATATTGTGGTTTTGGGTTTCCTACATTATCAAAATAATTTGGAGTAGGTTGACTAACAGATTTAACGTAAATATAAGCTGAATTATTGACGTAGCTTCCAGATGTTTGGATATAATATTCACCAGCATCAACAGCTATATTTTCAACTTGATTACCAATTACCTTTTCAATGTAGTTTGATGAATATGGGTCAAGTGATAATGGACCCCAAGTTTCTACAATTGAAGGAAATACTGTGCTATCATTACCTTGACGAAGCAATAAAGTAAATGTACCTGAGCTAGTATTAGCATTTGTAATTTGCCATCTAAAATTATCTGATGAGCCACTTAATAAAGTACCTACTGAACCTGTAGGGCCAGCACTATTCATAATTTCTCCTTTAGAAATAGTGGCCAATTCAAATGGACTAGTATTATAAGGAGCACCTGCACCATGTGCAGAAGATGAAATAAATGATGAAGTAGCAGAAGTAAATGAACCTGTTACTACACGAGTTACTAAAAGTGAAGGACCACCATTATTGAAATAGTTGTAAGCAGCAATTGAAGTAAAATAAGTATAGGTGTTACTTCCACTAAGGAAAGTAGCACCAAACTTATTTAAATAATCACTGTATGAAGTTACTAGAGTAGGGATTCCTACTTTACCTTTTACTGTTGGGCCTATTATAGCGGCTCCTGCTTGTACAGGCTGTTGAGTTACAAATGATTGATCGTTCTCTATTGCTAATACACCAGGTGATACAATTGTTTCTGCCATTGTAATGATTTATTTTATTATAAATATGGTGTATTTTAACCTAGATTACTCTGCAGATGTAATCTCACCCGTTTCTGGGTCGATTGTGCATTTACCATAGGTTTCAAATACCTTTTGGGTAAATTCTTTTTCTTTTTCTCCTAGTTCTGCTAAAAATGTTTTAGCACCTTCGTGACGTTTTTCTACTTGGAGTTTAACTAATTCAATTTCACCAAGCTCAACAACTAGAGCACGAGTGTTTGATTGAATTTCTTTTAAAGTTGCTTGTTCTTCTTCTGTTAGGAACTTTTTTTCTGAAACGATTGACATAAATTTAATTTATTAAGGTTTATTAACTATATTATAATAAGGCCCCTTTAAGGGGCCTAATATTTTTTCAAGAAATTTAAAATATCTTAAGCGATATTGTAAATACAATCTGGTTGTTTTTCTTCCAAATCTGTTTTTACATATTGATCAAGTGAATTAATCAATGCAGCATATGGGTTTTCCATTGATGAAGTTGGTAGAATATCTAAGTTCATGTTGTTGTAGTAAATATTATCTACTGTGTAGTAGCTTGCACCCATTGGAGTAGGCATTGGAGCACTTCCTGAAGTTACTAGTACTACTTGTGCTTGGAGATTCAATACATCGCGGTATGGAAGATTTGGGCACATTAAAATTTCCGGGTTAACGGCATATGTACCGTTTGATAGTCTAAAAGATCCTGTTACTTGTAAAGCCATTGTTAAATGTTTTTATTTGTTTATAAATATATGAATTTTTGTTTCTAGTTAAATATTTTTAAGTATTTTGTGACTGTTGAAGAAGTTGTATTTCTTCATAGATTTGTAAAAGTTGTTCTTGCTTTTGAGCAATTTGTTCTTCAACAGATGGTTCATCCATTTCAATGAATTTAACTTTAATTAATCCATTCTCGTCGTAAATTTCCTTTCTTACTTGTGCCATATTATGCTGAGGTTAAAAGTATTTGTGCTGCATTTAAATTAGTTTTGGTTAATGCATTTGTATTTGTTGTTGGGATAGAATTATATGGTGCAGAAAAATACATACCATTTTGAGTTATAAATGCATTTCCATTTCTTGTATATAAAGTATTTCCAGTTATTCCAGTCAATCTTAATGTTGCATCGTCAGTATCTACTGTATATCCTAACCAATATTTTTTACCAGCTTCAAATGTATAAGTTGTTACAAAAGTTTTTAGGCCTGTAGTATTAGCACTCATTGAAGTTGATTCAATTATTTTAGTTCTTGGATAACCATAATCTTCATCTGTAAAAACAACAATTTTTACATTTGTAGTAGTTGCTGCTGCAGTAGAAACATATAAAGATAATTCAGTAGCTCTAATATTATTAGCAGGGAGAAACAAACTAAAATCAACAAAATCGAATGCTGTATTAGCTTGAATAGGAGATGTATAATTATTAGTAATCAAGTTTGTATATAACCATCCAGAAATAGGTGTAGTTAAAATATGCAAACCTCCACCCCCACCACTAGCTGCTTGCCATGAACCATTACCACTACTATCGGAAGTTAAAACATATCCATCAGCAGCACCACTTGTAAGTTGTATTGTAGTTGCTTTAATTCCTCCATTTACATCAAGTTTTGTTGCGGGGCTAGTAGTACCAATACCTACGTTACCACCATTTGTAATGCGCATTCTTTCACTACCATTTGTACCAAATCGTAATGCATTATTACCATTTTCAAATAAGAATGAACCACCAGCACTATTGTTTACACCAAGAGTTAATGTTTGTGTTCCATTGGTCATGCCAATCATATCAGCAACGGCTGAAGTAGTATTAACATGTAATTTATATGATGGGCTGGTAGTACCAATACCTAAATTACCTGAGGTATCCATAGTAAGATATTCATTTGTATTATAGAAATATCTTAAAGCATATGAATCGTACCCCCCATATAAAGTAGAGTTATTAGAGCCGGCATTAGTAAATTGTATACCTGAGGCACCATTAGCAGTTCGTTTAAATATTGCTACTACATCTGATGAAGTATTTACTTGTAATCTTGCTCCTGGGTTATCATAGGTACCAATGCTTACACTACCTCCTTCAGGGTTTATAAAGGTATTAGTTTGAGAATATCCATTTATATATGTATTTTGACTAGTCCCAGAATCTAAATGCAAGTTACCATTTGTAGAAATAACTTGGGCAACAGTATTGCTAGTTATATTTGGGCTAGCTCCTACATATAAATAAGCTCCCCACGTTGCATTGGGCCCAAATAATACACGTGAACTATCTCCTGCAGAGACATGCAATGTTGTAGATGGGGTAGCTGTTCCAATTCCAACTCTACTACCTGTAACTACCAATACGTTTTGTCCGTATTGTCCCATTACAACAGTATTATTTGCAAATGCCTCTATTACAGGTAAACCTGCAATTGTGTTAACTGAAAATAATGAATTTGATAAGTCATCAGATACAGAAAATAACGTACCGTTATTTCCATTAATGGTAAATAAATCGGTTCTACCCGTTGAGCCAGAACCTAGTAATGTAAGAGAACCAGAGGCTTCTTGTGTTAAAGTCTGTTTATAATTTAATGAGCTCGTAAAAGCCATTAAACTGGATGCGGGTGTAATTAAAATATCTGCCATATTATTCTATTGAGCCTGTTGGCAATGGTTGTGTCCAAAAAGGTGTTGCTAGTAAATCTAGCATTGGTTGATAATGGTATTCAGGATATTCTGGGGAATAAATATCTGGTCTTCCATAAACTCCTGCTTGTACAATATATGATCCTGTTTCACCAGTATCTGCATTAATGTAACTTGCTGTGTAACTTGCTGTTACTACAGTCACGTCATATTTTACAAATGTTTCTGTTTTGTCTACGCTGTAGCGTAAAGTTTCAGGGCTAGCTTCTAAAACTTGATTAAAGTCTATAGAACCTGTAAGGTTTGAAGGTAAAACCAACCATCTTCTATTTTCAAATGTATTCATCTATGATAAATATTATGATAAATTAAAACGTGTTTTGTATTTATTGTAGTTTTGTGTTGTCTCAGCGTCTGTAAGTGCTCGATTATATATTTTAAATACATAAATGTTACCAGCCCAAGCTGTTGTACCATCAGAACCAAAAGCTCCAATTGTATTAGTTGTACCTAATGAAACATTTCCGCTAAATGTATCCGCTCCTGTAGGGGTCATTACTTGATTATTTTGTTTTACTACCATTTGTCCATCAGGTTTTAAAATAAAATGATATAATGCTTTTACGTTTAATATTCCTGCGTTTGCTTTATACCATCTAAAAAACCCACCAGAAGTATTTGTGATATCAAAATATCCATAATCACTACTCCAGGGCCAATGAGCCATTATTCCTCTATCTGATCCGTTTGGTCCTACAAAATTAAACATTCCATTAACTTGCTTAGTTGGATAACATACTACTTCAATAGTAAATTGATTTGTTATACCATATGTTGATGGAGTTAATGCTATTCGATCATCGGTTCCGTCAAATACTATTTGAGCATCTGAGGTAAATGATACATTAGATAAATTTATAGAAGAATTACCTACTATTGGTAATAAACCTTGTGTAGCAGAACGTGTTGTTCCTGAGGGGATAATTTGTTGTGGGGGTCTAATAGTGTCTCCAGGGGTTATACTTACTGCTGCTATTGATACTTTATCACTTACATTATAGTTATAGTACCATAAACCAGTATATCCTTTTGCAGCGGAAGCATTAGTTGTAAAAGTATTCCATGCATGGTACCAACCATCTCCTAAAGATTCTTGCTTATCAGTAGTAAATACTCCATATTCAGTCAAATAACTTTCTCCAGATGTATATTCATAATGATACATAAAATTTGGATGAGTATATCCTGATTGGCATTTGTATATAATTTGGTAACTATATGTTTGTCCAGGTAACCAAATTGAACTCATCCATCCTCCAGTATAGTTAAATAGGTTTGGGCAGCATTGATAGTTACCATTACAACCATACCCACAATATTCGTTATGAATTTCTACACTTTGTACCGTAGTAGGCCCCAATGCAGGGATATTAACTACTTCTGTATAACCGTTTGTTTCAAAATACATACCGTTATCATAATTAGTTTTACTATAGCCGTTATAGTTTCTACCAACACCTGTTGTTATATTTGTACCAGGTTGTCCTTTATATGAATTATAAAAATCTCCAGTATCATACATAAACACCGAACCCGATGTTACTACTTTTCCATACCCATTTGCTACTGCCATATCTTAACTTAAATTGAAACGTGTTTTATATTGATTGTAGTTTTGTTTTACTTGGTCTGATGATAGAGCAGTGTTATAAAATTTAATAATATCTATATTACCAGGCCAATAATTACCACTTCCTCTAGCTCCTATATTTCTAGGAGTGTTACCTGGTCCTAATGTTGTTACATCTTGTCTACCATTAATAGCTTGTAGAGTAGATGCTGTAGATTGTAATGCTCCATTAAGATATATTCTAACATTTGTCCCATCCCAGCTATAAAAAACATGATAATATTTATTAGCGGTAAGTGTAGATGTTGTTCTAGCACCCGTATTCCACCCACCATTATTATCAAACCAACCAGATCCATTTCCTAAATCAATACCAAAGAAAACAGTACCTCCTACATTGTATAAAGCAATCCAAGTACTATTTTCTTGAATATATAATTGAAAATAATTTCCTGAGCCTGGGAGTGATGTTGGTTTACATATAAATTCATAACTTGCTTGAGTAAATCCTGATTGAAGATTAGTAGCTAGATTAATATAATCATCAGTGCCATCAAATATCATTTGAGCATTTGAATTAAAAGATACTGTTGATATATTTAAAGATGTATTGCTAATTAACGGTAATAAACCTTGTGTTGCAGAACGGGTACCATATGCAAATGGGGTTGGATGAGGTTTTTTCTCCCATTGTAACCCATTTATATAAAGTTCGCCAACTTGAGTACTATACCCCCAACTTGGGCCATCCACAATAATTGCATTGGAGTAGTTTTCATTGAATTGAGTAGTAGTAGAATTATAATGCCATTGACCATCGGCAATAATACTATTAACATCTGATAATATTGTTGTGCTAAATGGGGCTGACCAGTCTGGTTTGTAAAAGTAACCAATAAAAAATCCACCTAATCCTGCATCATTTGTTGTTTTATACCAATAACTAGTTGTCCAAATATCTCCAGCATTACCTGTCCAAATTCCTCCATAAGTAGCTTCCCAACCATGCCATTGGTTAGAAGTACCATCTTTTATAAATTTCCAAGTTTTTGCTCCTTTAATAGGACCTTGGTTTGAAGTACCAGTTACATCAACTGGAGCTGGAGCTCCTGTCCAAAAGCTAGACATAGGAGTTACTTCAGATCCTCCATTCCATTGGTAATTTACAGTAGGTTCTCCCTTATATGAATTTAAAGTATCTCCTACATCATATGAAAATATGATATTACTGTCTAATGATGGGTTTGGTCCTACTGCTGTTGGCATATAAATTTTATTTGTTTTTAAAAAGGGGTGCTTTCACACCCCTTAATTGGGCTACATTTCTGTAGTACCACGATACCGTCCGAGGAACAGTAATATTTTAAGTATATAAACTTTTAAAATTGTTATATGTTAAATTATTAAATGGTTTATTATAAATATATAGTTGACCAAAATTAACTGAAGAGCTATACTTGTAAAATGAGCTAGAGGCCCCAGCATTAAATGGAGTATTTATACCATCATTTACACCCTTATTAAGTCTACCAAATGTTCTTATAGGGGAAAAAGAAGCATAATTTAACGCTGAGAGGTTAAAAAAATCAGAATATGTTATTGTTTGAAAGGCAGCATTAGCCGAAAAACTAGTATTTGCACCAATACTATTTGCAAATCCCGGTTGCGCTGCTACTTTTCCCGTATATCTTTTTCTAGGTTGGGGTGGTTTACCTGGGGCACGAGTACTGGTTTGTCTCCAAGCTATACCTAAACATTTAGCAATATTTTCTTGGGTATCATTTACAAACATTTTAACATTTAATGCTTGAGAAATATTACTAAAATTTGTATTACTTTCTAATTGTAAAGTAATTAAATACCATTCATTTAAATTAAATTTATAATCAGTATAAACTGTAGTTATGTATTTTGCACCACATATAGCAGCTCCAAAAGATATTGGGGAAAATACAGATTTGTAAGTATAATCACCTGCACTATCTAAATAGTAGGGCGCCATAGCTCCAAATTCAATATATCCATTATTATATCCTGGGGTATTTCGAAAATCAAATCGGGCTAAAGCAGCGCGTTTTGATTTAGTAACTTGGCCGCTTCCACGATTAGCTGATGAGGTTCCACCGTATTTAGAAGGGAATTGGACTAATCTAACCCATAAAGATATAGTATATGTGCTAGTTTGAGAAGCATTTAAATTATATATAGAACCTCCAAGGTTAGCTATTTCTAATACAGGTTGGCCATTGTAGGTATTAGATCTATCATCATATACTCCCTCATATTTTCTTCTAGGGCCTGTAAAACATCCTTGAGATGGTGGAGAAACATCAGGAGCATTAGATGCTGTAAAATTGTTAAATATAGTAGTTTGACCTGGTTGATACATAAATATCAAACCATCAGTATCTAATCGGGGTGCATATTGTAATCCCATAACTTATTCTTTGTCAAATTCTGTTACTAATTTTTCTACATCTTTACGTTCTGCAAACACAGCATAGAAACAATTTATATCTCCTGTTTCAGAAGCTATTGTAATATGCGTATCAGTTATTTCTTCTACCCACAAGTCTTGTTTTTTTCCAATTGCGGTTAAATTCACTGTAATTGAATCTTCATGTACTAGTGCGTGCCAGTAATCTGGGAGTTGAATTACGTTGGTATTTGTTAATTTACCGCGAACATATATTGAATGTTCAGGTCCTTCAAGTACACCGTATTGTAATTTTTTATTTTCTTTGGTTGGGTGATCAATGATGAAGGATTTGGTTGTAGCGCGGAATGAACCGTTTACTTCTAGTTTAGCGCCTGGTGAAGTAGTACCAATACCAATGTTACTACTACTTTCATAAATTACAGAGTTTCCAATTGTATTTGAATCACTCCATTTTGGAATATAATTTGCAGTACCAGAACCATCAACTACTCCACCTGCTGTTTCAATTACGTTTCCACTTGAATCAACTGCTAAGTTATATGCTACTGTTCCTGTATTTGTACCTGAGCCATAATTAAGGAAACGAATAGCACCTGCAGTTGAGATACGCAAGCGTTCAGCATTATTAACTTCAAATGAAAGAACTCTAGAAGAACCATTTGCTGCTAAATATACCCCAGTACTTTCTGCATATAAATAAGATGCCCATGTACCACCGTTACTAAGAGTTAGAATGGAAGTTGAACTACCATTAAGTGTTAAAGTACCTCTACCTGATGTAGTGAGTAATGGAGTAGTAGTTCCTATCATAACATTACCACTACTGTCAATTCGCATTCTTTCAGTACCGTTTGTAGAAATTGCTAATGGGTAGTTATCACCACTATATAATACTCGTGTATAATTACCAGTTCCAAATCCAGTTCCTGATGAATTATCAATTCCTAGATATAATGTACCACTATCGTTAAATGCCTGGATTAAAGAATAATTAGTTGTTCCACCTATGGATATTCTATTAGTAGTAGCACTAGTACTATAGGCATCAACTAAATATATAGGACTAGTAGTACCAATACCTAGTCTATCATTTGGAGCATCAATTGTTATTGTAGGAGAAGATCCATCCCCAATACCAAATTTACCGGCACCCATACTCCAACCACCGTGAGTTAGATATATATCAGAAGCTCCGTAGGAAGTTAAAATACCTGCTTCTGAGCTAGCTTTTGCTATATGTAAATTATACGCGGGAGTTGTTGTTCCAATACCTACTCTACCAGCATATGTGCCATCTAGTCCAATATACATTGTGGTTGCAGAACCATTATATTTTTGGAAATAATATCCTGGGTTTGTTGCTCCTGAAAAAGCTCGATAAGCACCATTGTCAATATCTTGGTAATATCCTTGATCAATGCTAGTTCCTATGTAAGCATAAGCACCAAATTTACCAGTACCATTGACATCTAATTTTACTGATGGGCTAGTAGTACCAATACCTACATTACCTGAATAACGTTGAAGTATCAATGGCATTGAATCAGTACCTCTGTTTAAAGATTGAATGAATGATAAACCTGCACTTTCATCTACTCCAATATTCAATAATTTACCATTAGCACCACTTGTAGTTTTTACTACTAATTGTGCGTATGTGTCTACACTGGAGAAACTAACGTTTTTATTTATTTCTAGAGTAGTATTTGGGCTAGAAGTGCCAATACCTACGTTACCACCGGAAAGAATGCGAATTCTTTCAGAACCATTTGTTCCAAATAAAAGAGGATATGCACCATACCCATAAACAAAACTCTCACCGGCATTATTTGCACCCACATCAACATAATGGCCAGAATTACTAGTATTAGTGTATCTTGTAATTGTACTTCCAGGACCATAAATATGAAGTAACACATCAGGACTTGTAGTACCAATACCTACATTACCACCATTGGTGATAATCATTTTAGTAGTTGCAGCAGTATTTGTAGGACCTGTACCAAATTCAATATTTGGAGAAGAAACTTGAGATCCTAAATTTATATAAGATGTACCAACACCAGAATCTAAAATAGTCCAACCTGAACCGTTCCATAATTGGTTCATACAAAGCATAGTATCAGGAGATACTGCTGTTCCTAATAATCCCCATCTAAATGCTGAACCATTTGATGCTGTTTGGGTAAAATATGCTACACCGTTTGAAACTGTTAATTTAGCTGATGGGCTAGCGGTGCCAATACCTACGTTTGTACCATCATCAAATATTTGGCTATTCCCAATAGTTGTACTACTTGCAAATTTAGATACATAGTTTGTTGTACCGGATACTGCTGAAGTAGATCCTGCATTTCCGGAAATGTCTGTGGCTAATGGTTGATAAGGGACAACTTCTACGTTTGTACAATCTGATAAGTTTGCATCAGTAAATGTCCATCCACTTGAATAAGTGTCTCCATATGCACTACTATATAAGCTTTCTACATATAGTTTAGGCCAGTAACCAGGGCTAGATAAATGGATTACAACGTATCCATTAGCATCTTGTGCTAAAGTAACTGTTGGTTTCCAAGCACCATTTGATATTACTGTTTCATTGTAAAATGAACCTAAATAGTAATGCCATCCAATAGATAATGATACCATTTGAGGTGCACCATATCTAAATCCTTTTATATTTACCGTAAAATCTGCAGAAGGTGAATTGAGCGGGATAGTAGTATTGATTCGGATTTGGGTAGGAGTACCACCATCATTCAAATCTAATATACCTAATGATAATTTTCTACCACCTGTTGAAGTGAAACCTGTAACAGCTGTATTACCTATTACATGAAGTTTTTGAGCAGGAGAAGTAGTTCCAATACCTACATTACCTGAGGATCGTTGGAAAGTTACAGCTTGAGTAGAGGCTCCATATGAATAAAATGCTAGATTACCACTACCATCTAAATTAACTATTTGCCAGTCAAATGTAGAATTATCTCTAGTTAGTAGTATTCCACCATCATTTGATGAATTTTTATTTAAATAAAAATAATAGTTTGCTGAGGCATTTCCGTAATTGAATCTAAAATCACCACCGTCTACTGAGAGTTTACCTTGAGGACTAGTAGTGCCAATACCTACGTTACCACCATTTGTAATACGCATCCTTTCAGTAACGTTTCCAGGAGCAGATGTTGTACCTCCTGTACCAAATGAAATTCCATAATTATTTCCATAACCATTGAACTGCATATAACCCATATAAGTTGAGTCAATGCGAAGTTGAATTCGTTTACCTCCATATGTCCAATCATTTCCGGATGCTTCACGAACGGATTTAATTTCTAATTCTTCAGCATTTGAATTAATGTTGTAGTGGATTGAATTTAACGAATAGTCGCCTGCTGAAGTTCCTAGAGCAGGTGCTGAAATAAAAAGTCTAGCACTAGGGCCAGAAGTACCAATACCTACATTACCTGCAGAAGTAATTCGCATTCTTTCAGTACCACCGTTTTCAAATATAGTATCAGCAGAATAGAAAAATAAATTTCTATAAACTGATGAATCTCTATCATATGAACCTATATATGATGTATTACTGCTATATTGTAATTCCATACCAGCACCTGAACCAGGGGTGCCAGAGCCTATTATATGAGTATTACCATTTACAGTAAGTTTACTAGTTGGGCTAGTGGTGTTAATACCTACATTTCCACTATTGTAAACAAATCCACTATTAGCAGATATTACTCCACTATTGTTGTAAAGTACTTGAGTATTTGAACCAGGAGAGGCAATAGATCCAGAAAATGATCCGGTAATACCTCCTGTAACTATAAGAGAACCTGTTATACTGGTGGATTGTAACTGAGCCATGTTTTATTATAAATATTTTTACTTATTAAGTAATGCATTGATTTGTTCTTGTTGTTTGTCAACTATTTCTTTTAACTCTTTTATTGATTGGATCAATACGGTAGTTAATTTGGAATATTCGATACCTTCAATTTCTCCATCTTCTGTTTTGGAAACAAATTCTGGATAAATTTTTTCAACTTCATCTGCAATTAAACCTATGTTTGTTTTAGGGTTTGGTTTATCAATCCAATCAAATGTAACTGGTTCAAGTTGTGCAACTTTAGAAAGTTGAGAATCTAAAGGTTGTATATTTGTTTTATATTTAAGTGCTGAGGTTTCAATTAATGTTGTAACGCGAGCTGTTCCGTTTACATCTAAGAGGTATGCAGGGTTAGTAGTTCCGATACCTACATTACCACCATCAGGGTTTAAACTTAATGCTCTATATGCAACACCTTGTTCTACAGCTTGTATGTAACTATAATCACTACTATGAACTCCAAATATTAATTGTTCATTTGTACTTGAATATCTTCTAATTACAAGTTGTTGGTTTGCTCCATCAGAAGTTATTGTTACTGCATTTGCATTAGCACTATCATAAACTTCTAATTTGACTCCCGGGCTAGTAGTACCAATACCTACATTACCAGCACCAGTAATAATCATACGAGTACTTAATGACCCATATGAAGTATTACCAGTTTTAAATTTGATATCTCCATTATATGGTGAATTTTCTGTAGTAGAAGAAATTGCAGCACGTACACCAGATAAACTTCCACCTCCACTATCATTAAATAGTATTGCTGTTTCATTACCAACAGATGAACCATCATTATTTAAAATAAGATGACCACCTAACCCTGCTGCATTTGCTTTATATATTTCTAAAGGTCCCATTGGAACATTGGTACCAATACCAACACTTCCTTTAAGGACTGTTTTTGTAATATTATCGTTACCTAATACAACGCTATTTGAGCCTAGACCCAAAGCGTTCATACCAATTACAACCTGGTTTACTTCACCTGAAGCATTAGCACGAGCTAAAGATCCTATGAAAATTGAACCACTTGTATCTGTAAGTGAAGATGTTCCTGTACCAAAATATCTTGCAGCATTCCAACCTAGTGCAACGTTATCACTTCCATTTGTATTATTGAATAATACAGATCCACCAACGCCTACGTTTTGTGAACCGGAAACATTTAAGCGAATAGCACTGTTACCTACTGCTGTGTTATGATTTCCGATTGTGTTTGAAAGTAATGCTGCGGCACCTACAGCAATACTTGAAGAACCCACAGTGTTTGCATTTAAAGCAAATGAACCAAATGCAGTATTGTTGAGGGCCGTTGTATTGTTTTGTAATGCATTTGAACCAACTGCAGTATTATTTATATTTGTATTGTTTACTAATGTGTTATAACCTATAGCAACGTTTTGTGATCCAGATATATTGTTTTGTAGAGAATTTGTACCTATTGCAATATTTCTATTATCGGTTGCGTCATCTGATTGTCCAGCATTTGTACCAATAAAAACACTATTTCCACCATCATTTAATGCCATTTTACCTACAACACTAAGTTTGTAAGCTGGGGTGGTTGTACCAATACCTACATTACCTTTAAAATATGAAGTTCCAGTATTAGCTTCGATACTATGGAGTAAATCAGCACCGCTACTATAGAATCCAAATTTTGGCTCTGACCCGCTTCCATAATCAGCAGCTACAGGTATATGGAAGGACATTATTCTATTTGATACATCAGCTGTTCTTCCAATTAAATAATAGTTATTTGCATTAGTTTGAACTGAAGCATCATCTGGGAGGGTTATAAACGCCCATGCATTTGTTGGGGCTGTTGTTCCAATTCGTACTATACCAGAATAATTGTTTAAACTACCATCTCCAATAATAGTAGATTTACCTAATGGACTAGTAGTTCCAATACCTATATTACCTCCAGTTTCATAAATGCTACTAGTTGTAATAGTATCGGTATCAACCCATCTTGTAATATAATTTGCTGTACCAGAACCATCTACTGGTCCTGCACCAATTGGAATTTCGATTACATTTCCGGAACTATCTACTGCTAGTTTTTGAGTAGCTGTGCCTGTGAATGTACCTGAACCGTATGCGTTGAATCTAATTGCACCGTTATTTGCAATTCGTAATCGTTCAGACCCACTAGTGTAAAGATAGAATGGATGATTGGTAGATGTACCAATGTATGCTTCACTATTAAATGAAGTAAATGCTGCTGATGCATAACCTGGTTGGGTTACAACTAGATTTGCACTATCGGCACCCGCAATTTCTACAGCTCGGTTTGTTGAGTTACCTGGAGGGGATGAAGTTCCGATACCTAGATTACCATTACTATTCCAAACACCTTTATAAAATCCATTACCTTCAAAATAATGACTACCTTTTGCTTTAAAATATACATCTGAATTGTAGTATGATATATAATTATCAACTGTATTTCCTAGTATAAGTGTACCAACGGTAGATGATTCTTGGGCGTGAATACTTCCACTTACATCTAATTTATAAGATGGACTATTAGTACCAATACCAACGTTGCCTGTAGATCCTTTAATGATCATTGCATCAAACATAGATCCACCTGTATTCATTAATTGAATACCTAAATCTGAATCATAGCCGTTTGATGGATTATAGTTTAAGAACTTAATTGCAACAGCAGATTGGTCATTATAATTTGACTCTAAGAATGTAAATGGACTTCCAGCTGCTGGGAATCCTGTTACTTCTATTTTATCGTTCCAAACATGAAGTTTAGAAGTTGGACTAGTAGTACCTATACCTACGTTACCTGCTGGGTTAATTCTCATGGCTACTGTAGTTGCGCCATTTACCCAAAATTCAATTCCTCTACCGGTTGCAGCCGCTATGTATAAACCATCTGAAGTGCTTTGATGTCCAAATATTCTATTATATCCATCTGTAGTTCCACCAAAGCCTACAACACCATATCCTGCATATGTTCCATCAGTTCCGATTATAGCTTTTGCACCTGTACCGAATCTTCCTTCACCTACAACATCTAGTTTGTATGATGGACTAGTAGTACCAATACCTACACTTCCACTGAAGTGGGCATTTCCATTAGATAACATGCTAAATGTTGCTGTACCTTGATTGAATACTCTAAATGGATATGCATCTGTAGCTGAGAATCCTCCGGTTCCTTTTACACCAACTTGAATACCTGTATTTGCAATTCCGGAATCATATCCAAAAGCATGCATAACAGCAGTACCATCACCACCACCGGAGAAACTTTTAGAAACAGCAAATGCTGGAGCTGATAGATTGTTTGATTGGACTTGGAGGTTTGATGTTGGTGTTGTAGTGCCAACACCTAAATAACCTGCAGAGGTTAATTTCATTGTGGCTGAACTATTATAGTACCACGTATGATCACCTTGACGTGAATTATATCTAGCGTTACCTGTATTGTTTTCGGTACCTATATATACTTCCCAAGTACCTGCAGTGTTATGATATTCATAACCTGCATATCCTGCTAATGTAAGTCTACCGGATCCTGCAACATCTATTTTATATGAAGGGCTAGTAGTACCAATACCAATATTAGTACCATCATCATACATTACACTATTTTCTAGTGCACTTGAACCATTAAATCTAGGTATATAATTGTCTGTACCTGCAATTGAAGGAGTATATGATGCTGTTAATGCATAAGATGCAGTTGTTGCTGTACTTGCATTACCTATTAAATTTGCAGTTAATGTTGATGAGTTTTCCCATTTAGCAGAAGTATTGTTGTATACTAATGCTTGACCATTTGTTGGTCCTGAAATAGACACATCGGATAAACCTGCTAATGTTTGGGTTACTATGGAACCACCACCACCTGATCCTCCTACTTGTCTGAATAATCCGCCAGGATATATTGTAAATGTACTAGCATTAGTAAATACACCATTTTGATTTATAATAATAGCACCAAGATAAATTGCATTGGCTGCAGTATTTGGTGCTTCAACAAATGACTCAAAACTAATATTTGCTAAAGCTTCTGCCTCTGTTGGGTAAATAGCATTACCATAGTAAACTACTATTGCTTTTGTTACTGAATTAGGGAACCAAAATACTCTTTGTATTGACCAATTACCGGCTCCAACAGAAGTTAAAGTACCATTATTTGAGTATTTGGTTGGATCTATTGTAGTATACCCTGCACCAGCATTTGATAAATAAACCCAACTAGATCCTGATTGGTAATATCTAAATATTTTAGAAATATTGGTTCCATTATCAACACTATAGTATGGTTCATTTGGATCTACTGTATAGTTAGATCCCGGAGCATAAGCTGTACCACTTCCAACTATTAAACTACCCGTTGAAGAACCACTTGGTGATAAAGTATATCCTGAAAGTTTTAAAGGTCCAAATGCTCTATTAAATACATTTTGTTGTTGTTCAAATCCATATGCTACAGAAGGTTGTGTTTTAACACCATTAATTGTAGATTGGTTTTGAAAGAATACACTACCTATATTGATTACAGTATCAAATTGACCATTACTAAATGGTGTACCTTGAGCAAAAATATTATTAGTTGAATCAATACCAACAAATGCTTGTTGATAAGAAGCAGTTAATGGAGCGATACTTGCAGATAAATTTCCCCATTCTAAAAATTGTATTACTGGGTATGGGTCATCACCTAATGATGCATTTAAGTCTACTATAATACCACTACCACTTGATATTTGGTAAACAGTAGAGGATTGTGTTGTAATTAAACCACCATGTAATAATCCTGTATATAGATTACCTTCTAACCAACGTAAACGAGTTGTATTAGCATATCCTGATCCGTTTTGGCTAAAATATAAGTCATTTGTGGAACCAGAAACATAAATATAAGATGCAGATATTGAAGGGTCGATATTCCTACTAATAGGGTTAAATCTAACAACCCCAGTATGTTGTGTATCACCATAAATTTGAACAGAAGGTGTACTTGGATTTTCGGATCCTGAAATTATGATGCTACCTGATAGGGTTGTGTTCCCTAGCAATGTATTATTTCCTATTTGGGTTGTAGAACCAGTTACATTTAGAGATCCTGTTATTGTAACTCCGCTAGTTACTAGTAAAGAATTCAGGGCGGCATCAGAGCCCGATACTATGACTTTTTTCCAGTTTGGCATTTAATATGTTTATTACGGTTGGTTACACAGAATATGCTGTGTCCACTTCCCTTTTGGGCCTATAATACGGTAATAAATATATTATTGTTTTTTCCTGGTTGTTGTTTTTGTCTCCTCGTGTTGGATGATTTGTTGAAGACCAAGCATTCTAGATTCTTCTTCAGCTTTGATCATTTGTGTAATTTCCTCTAGTTCTTGCTCTAGTTTAATTTGAATAGAGGCACAAAATTTAGCATCCCTTCCTTGAATAGGAACAGTTTCAAGTGCTTGACGTAGAAAATTTAATTCCGCATGGGAAAAGTCAACTGAAAATATATTCATAACTTACTATTTTGTTTGTTCTGTGTGTTGGTTTTGTAGTTTTACAACCAAATTGTACAAAGGTTCAATATCCTCTCCAATGAAAGTTGTACGTTTAATCATAGAAAGCAAAACCTCTATCTCCTTATCAGTTAATTGATTGGAAGATAGAGGTTGTTCAATTTTTTTATTATCACCAACAAAGTGACCTGCAGTAAAAGACATAACTAATTTTTTTAATTTGTTAAGAATAAATATAAATATCGCCTGTATTTGTGTTAACATGTATGTTACCGTATCCGTTTGAAGCGCCACCATAAATTGGAGCTACTGAAGGTGCTGTTGATGAAACTTCTGTTGTTGTTACATATGCTGCAGCATTAAATGTAGATCCATTAGCTGCATAACTTGAAGTGAACCCCCAACGATTAATTGAGTTTTCATATCCAAATAATTCACCTACATCTTGTGTAGCTTGTTGAATTACTAAACCACCATCACCGGCAGCATTTGAACCAGAAGCTAAAAGAATAAATCTATCAGCAACTTCTAAGTTAGTTGTATTTTGGAATGAGGCAGTACCTTGTACAACTAAATTGCCGGTAATTACTTCGTTTCCAGTTACTGTTAATGTAGTGCCGTCAAATTGTAAATTAGCCTCACCATTAATTGAACCACCACCAGTTGCAGTTAATACATAATTGTTTGTATTATTGGTGATATTATTATTAATGCTAGAAACATTCTGTGCATTTACAGCCCAACTTGCAGTACCATTAACATTACCTAGTAACGAACCTGTAAAGCTAGTTGAAGAAATAGAGGTAATACCTGTAATAGTTGTTGATAATGTTAAACTATCTGTACCTTCAACTGATAAATTAGTACCTGCTAAATCTTGTAATAAGTCACCATATGTAACATATTTGTTAGCACCATCATTAATATAAAATTGATCGGTATTAGCTAAATCAGTCTTTTGAGTAGTAGGAAATGCTGCAGAAACACCAGTTAAGCCAGCACCATTACCAAAAAATGAACCACTAAATGAACCTGAAATAGATACTCCAGTAGCACCAGTAGTTGCTAAAATATTTCCAGTACCGTTAATTGCTGTTGAAGATAAGTTACCTGTACCACCACCAATTACTACTTGACCGGAAGTTAAGTTGTCTACTTGTAAAGCAGATAAATTTGCTGCACTACCCGAGACGATGACTTTTTTCCAAGTTGCCATATTGTTTTCTTATTTTATTATAAATATGTTATGTTTAATCAAGACCAACAAAAAACGAAGCGGAAGTAAAATATATTCCACCGTTTGGTGCAGGTCCTGTAAGATTTTGAGATTGAGTAGACAAAACTATTACTCCACTTTGAGACACTGCTAAAACGGTAGTATTATTTGCATTTTTAACGAGAAAAATATCACTAGTGGAACTTTTTACAAACAAAGACCCAGTTATAGCTGCTGAGCCTGTAATGTCTAAAGAACCGGTTATGACAGGGGAAAATAATCTCATTAATGTATTTTGTTATAAATATTATACAAATGACCCTGATCTCCAGGCACCATTCATCCACATATAAAGGAAATATTGTCCTCCTACAGTTGCAGGAACAATTTCTCCATCTGTACCTGTCCATGAAGGAGCAGATGATTGAGTAGTAGGAAGAACTATAGAACCAGACATTCTTACTCTAAATGCATCTGAACGGGTATTATCAGCAGTACCATTACCTACAATCATTAAAGATGTAGTATCTCCATGAGTATTATATTGGCCTTGTACATGCTGGTATGAGCCTGATGCTATAGTATAAAGTCCTTCAACATGAGAACCATTAGCACCAATTACTACTATAGTACCGTATCCTTCAGCATGTGAAGCGTTTCCAGCAACATTAGTTCCCTCACCTTCAGCATGTGAATATTGACCACTAACAATAGTATTTGAACCTTCAGCGTGAGAATGTGGACCCGATGATAATGAATTTAAACCTTCGGCATGAGATGCAAACCCACTAGCAATAGTATTTTGACCTTCAGCATGAGAATATAGCCCTTGAGAATTAGTACCATTCCCTTCAGCATGAGAAAAATTACCTTGTGCTGTAGTAAAAGCACCCTCGGCATGAGATGAAGCTCCAAACGTAAGGGTTTGGCGACCTTCAGCATGAGAAAAAAGACCTGAAGAGGTTGTGGAAAATCCTTCAGCATGTGAGTATGATCCAGAAGAAAATGCATCATAACCTTCAGCATGTGAATAACTTCCTCGAGCTCTTGTAATATTACCTTCAGCATGTGACCATTGTCCTGAAGCAATAGTATTAGATCCTTGTTGTAAGCTAGAAGAAGAATAAATATAGTTGAAGTTAGATGATGCTCCTAATGCACTTGCACTATTAAATAAAATTTCAGTATCATTACCAGGAACAGTAACAGACCCGCCACCTGAACCAAATCCAGCAGCAGCAGCTGATGCTGAGATAAATGTTGGGTCAACATATGAAGCGGTTTGGGATAGAGTTACATATGAAGCAGTTAAAGCATATGATGCACTTACAGCATTTGTAATACTTCCACTAAAATATGAAGCTGTTAAAGCATATGATGCACTTACAGCATTTAAAACGTAGGAAGCAGTTTGTGCATTTTGAACGTAAGAAGCTGTTAAAGCATACGATGCACTTATAGCATTTAAAACGTAAGAAGCAGTTAAAGCATATGATGCACTTACAGCATTTATAGCATTTGTAATACTTCCACTAAAATAAGAAGCTGTTAAAGCGTATGATGCGCTTGTAGCATTAAATGCATATGAAGAAGATACAGCTCCTGAATTTTGCAGAGCACCACCTACAGTTACAACTGCAGTTCCACTTTCTAAAGTAGGGAATGTAATAGTAACAGTATTATCATCCGTTAAATCAATATTTTGTGGAATTACTTCGTCAAATGCTGTATCATATACTTGTACAATAACATAACGAGTATCTAAATTATGAATTACTACCCAAGTAGATTGATTTGTGAATGATTGTGTATAGTTACTACTATATAATGTACTAATAAACGAAGCAGTTGCAGCATATGATGAAGTAATCGCATATGAACTCGATAATGCATTTAAAGCATATGATGCTGTTAAAGGAACATTTGAAGCATAAGATGCTGTTAAAGCATATGAACTCGATAATGAGTTTAAGGCATAAGATGCTGTAGCAATACTAGTTAAAGTTATTGGGAATGTTGTTCCGTTTCCTTTAGTAAAAGTAATAGTATCATTAACCGCAGAAGCAGTTACAACAGCATTATCTACATGAGATGCTGTATATGCAAAGGATGAAGTACCATATAACGAACCCGTTATTTCATAAAATCCTGATCGTAACTGTTCCGGTTTAATATGTGCCATTATCTACCTTGTGCTGTGTATGTTTTGGTGTAGTTTTTGCTGCTTTTAAGTTTACTTGACTTTGATTTTGCATGAACTCCTGGTCTCTTTTTGCGTGGTTTCTTTGTAAAAGAAATAGACGCTTGTGCTTTTGCTTTTGCCATTTTCTAATAAATATTAAATTTCGATTATATGTTATTTTTTAAATTCCTAATGAACTAGTTAACCAAGTTCCACCTAAATATACCCACAATACTTTAGCACCTCCAGCAGCAGTTCCAGCAATTATTTCTCCATCCGTTCCTGTCCAACCTGGTTGGCCTGATGATGTTGTTGGGAGAACAATTGAACCAGACATTCTTACTTTGAAGGCATCTTTACGAGCATTATCATTTGTACCATTACCTACAATCATTAATGAAGTAGTGTCCCCATGAGTATTATATCTACCTTGCACATGTTGACTTGAACCCGAAGCAACTGTAAATGTTCCTTCAGCGTGGGAAAAGTTTCCAAGGGCAACAGTTCCTACACCTTCAGAATGAGCGGCAGTGCCCATAGTTAGAGTAAATTGTCCTTCAGCATGGGAAGATTGACCAATCGCTTCAGTAGAATTTCCTTCGGCATGAGAATAATCTCCAGAAGCTATTGATGAATTGCCATAAGCACGAGAATAATTACCGGTTGTTTGGGTACTTTGACCTTGTCTTAGTGTCCCATTAAGTACCGTTCCATTTTGAACATCTAATGAGCTAGATATAAGTACATTATTAGATTCTAATATTATATTAGAATTGGATGAAAGCAATGTTAATTCATACGATGATCTAATAAGTGTTTGACCAGTTATCCCAACCATTTGAATAATGTTAGGCATATATAAACTACCATCATTAGCACCTAAAATAAGAATATCATTAACTCCACTTCTGTAAAGATTTATATTATAATTATTATTACCATCAGTGTACCCCAAGAAAACTGAGCCACTTATTGAGGTTAAAGAACCAGTTATACCTAATGATCCAGTAATTTTTGCTGATCCAGTGTATGGGAAGATTGAACCACCTCCACCAGAACCAAATCCAGAAGCAGCAGCTGATGATGAAATAAATGTTGGGGAGATATATGAAGCAGTGGTCGCATGAGAAGCACTTACTGCATTTAAAACATAAGATGCGGTTTGAGCTGTAACTACAAATGAAGCTGTTTGAGCTGTTCGAACAAATGATGCTGTTGAAGCAAATGAACTTGAAATTGAATTTAAAATATATGAAGCGGTTTGAGCGGATTGAACAAATGATGCAGTAGCAGCATATGAAGCAGTTGTAGCTGTCCCTTGAAATGAACCAGTAATACCCCCAGTAACAGTTAAACCTCCAGTAATAGTTTGACCAGTACCTTCATTAAATACTAAACTATCAGTCATGTTAATCATGTTATCTCTTACATCTGCTGCAGAGATATCACCTGAGGTATTATCAGCTAATTGAGTGTTTATAGCTGCTTGTAATGTGGTTTTGTTTTGTTGAGACATTTTATAT